ATATCTTTGTTTCTTTATTCATATATATTATCGTATACTATCCGTGTTAGGTATGTAAATGCTATACATATTATATGTGTATGCGTGTGCGTGATCCTGATCCTGCTGTGCTGTAACCGGAAAAGCCCAAATGTTTGCACGGAATCCAACAGTCAGCTGATCGCTATGAGATAATGCTATACATAGATCCTTGTAACCGTGATCCTGAAACCTGAACGCGCATGGGGGCTGGTCAAACAAAACGAGTTTGTGAACGAGGGGTGTGCTGAGTATGTAGGGTAGCAACATTTCACCTCTATATATCTAACAAAAAATTTTTTACAATATTTTTTTGCGACGTTAGGTAGTTATATATAATAGTAAGAAGCTATCGTCACTTTTAATAACACAGAAAACAGCGTAATCATACAAGGTATGACACAAAAACTATCTCCAACAGCTAGAAGAGCTAAAGCTGCAAGGGACAAAGCTTATGCAATGACACCCGACAGGAGAGCTAAAAAAGCACATGCTCAAAGACAGCGCCGATCCGAACCATCCGAAGCTAAAAACAAGGATTGGGACCACAAAGATAAAAGATGGGAATCCCCTAGTAAAAATCGTGGTAACGACGGAGAGGGCACAAAGAAAGAATCAGGAAAAAACTACACTATATAGCTAACGCAACAAAAAAACAACCAAATGGCAAGAATAATAACTTACGAAGATGATCCTAATATCTCGGACCTGGATAGACTGATAGGTTCAGATGGCAACGATTATAATATAACAAAGAATTTTACGCTTCTAGGTATCGCAGAGTATGTTATTGACGTATTTGTTAACCCAGATGCAACCGATTTTCACATTCCAGTCTTTAATAGCAATGGAACGAGGATAACGGACTCAATAATGCACCAAGATAGCTCCCCTTCAAATGGTGTAGCTGGTACTATCATAACCACTGATGGTAATTTTAGCGTTGTAGGCAACACTGTGCTTGGAACAACTGTAGATAATACTACTATTATACCCTCTACACTAAGAATAAGAGGTAAAGTGTCTGATAAAAATGATAATTTAGGCGTTGCCAACCAAATATTGATGTCCGATGAGAACGGTTACGTGCAATGGGGCCCAGAATGTGGCAATGGATATGTTATAGGTCAAGGAACACTACATTACTTGCCATTATGGACGCCAGATAGCGGAACAATTGGTGATTCTTTAGTTTATCAGAATGGTGATAACACTACACCTGCTACAGAAATATATTTTAAGGGTGGTTTAGCCAGCGAGGGTTCAAAAGTTGCTAATATTACAGATATTGCACTTGGAAACAAAAATTTCGCCGGTGGCGAGGGCTCTGCTGCATTAAACTTTAGATCTATTGCATTAGGTAACGACTCTCTTGCTTCAGGGCATAGAGGCGTGTCAGGTGGTCATGGATCATTTACTGCTGGTTATAATGTTGGAGCGGGTAATGACGGCTTTGGTTTATGGCTTGCTGACTATACGGACGCAACAACTCTAGAATTGAACTTAATAAGTGGGACAATAAACCCAGGAGACTACTTAGTAGCTAATGTGGGTGATGATCCTGCTGCTAAAATAGAAATTCTAAGTGTTCAATACCCAACTAATGCAGCACCATGGGAAATAACTATTGCTACCCCAATATCAGTTAACTTAGATCAGGCTTTTGCAATTGAAACAGCAACCCCTGATAGGAGTGATCAACAAGCTACGATTGCTATTGGCTTCCAATCTGCCTCTAAAGGTTTTGCAGCAGCAGCAATTGGTTATGACGCTGTAGCAGAAGGGACTGGAGCTTTAGCGTTGGGTAAAGATGCTTTAGCAAATCAAACTAATCAAGTTGCTATTGGATCTGGAAATGTAAAGCTAGATGGTACAACCCAGGATGACACGCAGGACAAAGTGCTTGTTATTGATGCAAATACCAGCATTGTAAAATATAGAAGCGCACTCACGATTTCACCTGAATTAGGATGGGACACAGTTGCTTATGCGGACGGGAATACAAACTGGATTGTAGACAAGTATAATGGGTACATGGAAATTCCATTTGGAGTTATACCTCCTGCAAAAAGAGAAGTACGGCCAGCTAACCTAAATACTGGAGAAGAAGGCTATTTTGTATTTGTAGCAAACTCTGCAGATATTCCAGCAGACTTCTTGGATTTTACATCGGTAAATAGTGGTAATATAAACAGAGTAAGAACTACATGGTCTGGGAGTGGTACAAGAACATATATACCAAACAATCAAAATAATGGAAAGTGGGTTATAGGAACGGCTGTTAAATTTCACTATATAGTAAGAGAAGACAGTGGCTTTACTACAATATGGTGGGATGCTTGCTGTGAAATTCAAGCATTAAATGATTGCCCGGTTATAACAAGTCCATCTGTATCTCATACAATAAATGAAGACCAAGCGTTTTCAGGGGGGTTACCCGCGACTGACGGAGACGGGCCCTTAGCCTTAGCGTGGAGCGTAGTTGATCAACCAGACAATGGAACCGTTTCTATTAACGCAGCCAATGGTAATTACACTTACACGCCTGCCTCTAATTATTCTGGCAACGATTCTTTTACGTGGCAAGTATTTGACGGTGGTTGTTATTCACAAGTAGGGACCGTGAGTTTTACAATAAATGAAGTTGTAGAATTTCCTGCATTTAAAATATCAAATGGGTTGGGCAATAACTGTGGTGCTGATGATGTTGCTCCTTTATATACAGGAACAGCTGGTGGAAGTTACCTATGGGAAGGCCACTATTGTGATCCAGATCATGCTGCCGCAGATGTGACCATTACTACTTTCTATGATGTAGGGGGCGCATGGGTTGCTGGGTTGCCCGCTAACTGGGCGTTTGCCAAAGATGACGTAAGTGGAGTAGCGGTAGATTATAGGTTTACACTAGAATCATCAAACGTCGCTTCCGGCTTAACTAGAATAAAATTAGAAATAGAAGATGCCGGCGGAAATGTTGGAACGCCTTATATATTAGAAATTGGCGCTGCATTTGATACGCTGACTAAAACAGAGGTATTATTAGATTATTCTGGATCAGCACCAAACGCTACAGGTGGCGACTGGATATATCCTGGCGTTACATACGATAATATATGGGACGGTAAGAAATTTGAAAATTTAAGTACCGATACATATAACGGCCACACAACAACTGAAACTGCCACTGCAACTAGTGTTTCCCCCAGCGGCGGTACTTTTGCGGCATTATACCCCTCAGCTACTTTTAGAATAGAAAAAACTACCTTCACCGACCCTTTAGAATTCTATTATAATTTAGAGCTTGACAGCGGTGCTTTAACACCTACCTCTAATAATATAGACCCTGGGTTGACAATAGAATTTGACGCGGCTACTTTAAATTCTGCTTTTTCAAAAACAGGAACTGGTGATCTTATATGGACACTAGAAGTTGAAGATATATTAAGAGCTCCTCTTGCGACTGGCAATATTACCAATATATCACCCAACGTAACCGGAGCTGGCCACACTTGTAATGATGGAGGAATGGCTCTAATAGCTTGGGGTTACGACACCGCTGGTACATATCACTCTTTCTTACTAAGAAGATTTGATATTGCAAACAACGGCGGCAGGCCTATCCAACACCAAACGCCCAACGTAGGTAGTCAGTTTTTTGCATCCAAATCATGGCAAGCGCCGTATGCGTACATATCAACACCGGCAGCAGTTGCAGGGCAATGTACTACTCCTGGCGCAACCTCGACATGGTGGCAAAGAGGCGGCAGTGGATGGCAGCTTGATGACACTGATGTAGATGAAACTAATGCTGGAGCAATATGGGATAAAAATAACATTCTTGCTAATTTACCAAATCAATCAGGTACAGGGCAAAATAATTACTCCTATATACCCGCCCTTCAAAACGCGAATTACCAAGCCAACAATTCTGTTGCTGGTTTATATAGGATGGATAACGCTACAGCAGCAACTATAGCGTCTACTATAACAAGCGGAAAAATAAACTTTATGGTTGTTGGTCTTGGGTTTGCTAATGGCCCGCAATCTGGCGGAACCCCTGCTACCTGTGATCCAACAAAAGAGTACCAAGCTTGGTTGCATGGTGACGCGTGTCAAATGAGAATATTTACAGAAAACGCTGCCAGTACAAATCAAATAGAAATAAAAGACGGAGCTAATAGCTTCCAAGCAGGGGACGGTAAGTATGTTGAAATAGACGTATATGCAACTCCTGGATCAAACGCAACAGTATTTTCATTTTAATATATGGCAAGAATAAGTACCTATGCACTTGATGCAAAGCCTGAGATTAATGATAAGGTTATAGGAACAGACAACGGAATCGGGGAAGCTCAGAGAACAAAAAATTATTCTTTAAGAGAGGTAATGGCTTTGTTTAATGAGCGAAACCTTGTTGCTGTTGCAGATCAAGTTATATTTAAATTTCAAGATGATATAACAGAGGGGCGCGAAACTGGTACAATTAGCTTTGAGGCTGGAGGTGGCGATGGAGCGACCATGTCTAGCTTTTCAGATATAATAGTTAGCTACAAAAACAGCGGAGATATACTTATTTCAGATTATATAAAAACATTTTTAGACAGGGATATTATTATAGCAGAGATGGGTAACATAAACAACTTTGTTACATGCAAGCTTGTTGATATTGAAGAAGACTTTGAAACTGGTTTTTTTAAGTTTTCTTTTTTTATACGAGAAAGCAATGGTAATATAAATGCTGAAAAACATTATATAATAAGTGAATACTCCAAAGGCGGAGACAAGTTCTTTGAGTACAGCCAAGAGCAAGCTAGTACGCTTTGGACGATACAACACGATTTAAACAAAAAACCTTCAGTTACAGTTTCAGCGCCCTTTTCAGATGAGGAAGTGGTGGGTAAAGTAAAATACGAAGATAACAACAAATTAACAATAACTTTTAACGCCGCATTTTCCGGCAAAGCTTACTTAAACTAACAACATGGCAGATATTAAATACTTAGTCGGATTAGATGTAGATGGGAACATTAATCTTAACACAAAAGAATTGCAGTTCGCATCAATACACCCCCTTGCTGCAAACCCAGCTTCCCCATCTCCTTCAATTGGTCAAACCTATTGGAATACCGTTAACGACGAACTAAGGGTGTATAACGGATCCGTTTGGATTGCTGTTGGGGCAGATACAAATTATGGCCAATGGCAAATCACTGACGGGACTCAAACAGATGACGTAACAACTGATCAAATTGTTAAGTTTGCCGCGGGAGCAGCCGGAACAGCAGGAGCGGGACTATCGGGGAGCGGAACAGCTCTTGACCCTTACGTGATTACTTACAGATTTCCAAACGACTTTTTAACAGGCCTTAGCTTTGACGATACTAACGGTATACTTACCGCTACTGTTTCTAATCAAACAAACGTTACTGTAGATCTTGACGGGAGATATGCACTAGCAAGCGATATTCCTACTAATATAGTAGAAACAATAACAACTACAGACGGTACGTATATAAATTTAACGCCAAATTCTCCCACCGATGGTGCGGTAACAGTTACGGCTGAGTTATCAGGGGTTGACGGTATTGCGGCAGAAACATCAGCAGGAAACGGCGTAAGATATTTATCAAAAAACAATAAGTGGGCTGAAATATCTTCTATACCTGGAACTTATGAGTGGGAAATACAAGGTGACACAGGTGGTCCAACAGCTGTAGCTTCAGGTGATGCTATTGATTTTGCAGGAGGAACTAATGTTACAACTGCTTTTTCGGGTACTACGCTGACTATTAACTCTACAGATCAGTTCCAAGGAACGCTTACTGGTATAACAGAGGGACCTGGTATTACAGTAACCGCATCATCTACTTCGCCTACTGTGGCGGTAGATTACTTAGGCGTTGACAACTATATATTAGAGCCCAACTCCCAAGTAATCGCAGATGCTGATGATATAATAAACTTCAGCGATGACACTGACAATAATGTAAAGAAAACCGCTTTAGGTGACATACCGATTGCAGCTTTGACAGAAGTTAAAACTTATATTGATAACTCTGTTGCGGGTGGGCTTATTTATCAAGGGGGCTATAATGCAGCAACTAATACGCCGGATCTAGATGTTTCGCCAAGTTCATCAATTGAAAAAGGTTGGACATATACCGTAACGGCTGACGGTAGCTTCTTTACAGAGCAAGTTAGAGTTGGTGATTTACTTATTGCGGAAATAGACTCGCCTACATCTCTGAGTGATTGGACAACAGTTCAGAACAATATTGACTTAGCTAGTTCGACGCAGATTGGTATTGGCAATGTCGCGGCCTCCACATCCGACTCTTTACTGGGCGTAAATGTAAGTTATTCATCAGGTACAGCGAGTGTTGGGTTAGATATAGACGGCCTGCCAAACTTTGGTAGTCTTATAGGCACAGACACAGCTTCTATAAAAATACCAGTATTTGACGGGGACCAAGACGACCGAAACGAGAGTATAGAACTTGAGCAACTTTTTAGTTCCAGATCAACAAGTGTATTAATCGGTAATGGTTCTGCAACTGGTATTCAAATCAAAAACTCTGGTGCTTCGGGCGCAAATAAAAATCATGGGCTAGGGACTAATTCAAATGGTTTTTTAGTTCAGCTTGTTGATACTTCAACTGGAGAGACGGTTTATGCCGATGTTCAGAGGGGTGCTTCGGGTGTTATTAATATTACTTTCAATACAGCCCCCGCAAGTAATGGAATACGAGTGCTAATACAAAATGTAAACTAGCATAATAAATATAATAAAATTTAGTATATGGCTAATCGTTTTTTAAATAACATAACGATTAATGATGAGTACACTCTGCCAAGTGCAGATGGTACAATAAATCAGATAATCACAACAAATGGAGCGGGGCAACTCAGCTTTGTAGACCAAAGCACCGTCGCTGCGGGAACTGCAACTTACGCGACCACCGCAGGCACCGCTACATACGCAACCAGCTCGGGAAGTTCAGATACCGCTAAATCATTGATTATATCTGTTAAAAATTCTACAGGTACTACAATCCCGGCTGGGTCAGTTGTGTGTTTTGATAACTCTGTTGCTACGCCTTCCGGAAATGTTATACCTGTAAAACTAGCAGATAGTAATGGCACTGATTCGATGCCTGGTGTAGGTATTACAACCGGCGCGATATTAGATACCTCTACGGGTCAAGCGATAATGTTTGGCCATGTCTCAGGGTTTGACACTTCTTCTTATTCTACTGGGGATACTTTATATGTTAGCGATGTACCTGGTGAGTTCACGACTTCAAGACCGCGTAATGTAAGATATATTCAAAAAATTGGTATAGTAGTAAAAGTACACGCTTCTAATGGATCATTAGAAATATTTGGAGCAGGTCGTGTAAATGATGTGCCAACACCTTTATATATAGACCACTCTAACCAAAGAGTTGGTATTGGTGCTTCTTTCCCGTCTGAAATATTAGATATAGAAGGAGCAGATCCCTCGGTATTAATAAAAAATACTACGTTTGGCTCAGGAGAATCTTCTTTAGTTTTTAAAACAGCAATGGGAGCTACTAATTCTTTTGCCTTAGATTCGACTAATGATTTAAATTACAAAAACACCCTGGGTGCATCAATTTTTACAATAGAGAACGGCGGCTTCGTTGGGGTTGGAACTACAGACCCAAGATGTCCTTTGCAAGTGTCTTCAGACGAAATTGATACTGATTTTTTAATAGAATCGGGTAACACACAAGCCAGGATGTCGATAAACAATACTTCGACGGGTGACTCGCAAATTAATTTTCAGCTGGGTAACACTAGTAGATTTACTATGGGTGTGGACAATTCCGATAGTGATAAGTTTAAAATATCAGGGGGCGCAGCCTTGGGGAGCAGTGATATGATAGTTTTAGATTCCACGGGCAACGTGGGGATTGGGACAACTAGTCCTAGTGAAAAACTTCACGTTGTTGGCTCAGCTCTTATTGAGGGCTCAAGTACAGAATTAAAAGTAAAAGGAAGCGGGAGCTACGACACAGCTAATATTGTTATGGGTAACGCTGCTCATGATAGCTTTTCAATAGATACTCGAAACGATCCAGGCGATAATAAAACAACTCTCAGTTTTGATTCTTATCTGACAACGGGTACATCAGCAATAACGCTTGGCGATAATTATGTAAATTTAAGTACAGCCGGCTCAACCCGGTTGGTGATCAATTCTTCGGGCAATGTCGGGATCGGGACGGGTAGTCCTGATACAAAACTTGATGTTGCAGGCAGAGCTGTTATAGGAACTGGTAATACACTTACTAACGCAACTAACGCTACCGTAATAGGTAATAGCAATAACCTTACAAGCGATACTATTGTCGATAACTACACAAATTTGGTTCTTGGGGATTATGGCGCGGGTCGTTATGCCAATACTGTAATTAGCGATAGAACATTAAGATTGGGTAGAGCAGATATTATTTCTAATTCTTCTTCCAACACAACTGGTATATTAAATTTTAATGATTCTGCAGAGGCTAACGCTGCTTACTCTAACGTAGGTGGGTTCGTAGGCTACTTCCCGCCGCCTACAACTACAAATGGGTATTACTTTTTCAGCGCCTTCAGCGAAAACGTACAAGGTAGTGCTTTCCAGGCCGGAGGAAGTCCAACAGCTTCCAGAATGAACATGTCAATGGATCCTAACTTAGATTGCGTTGGCTATAAATTTGATTCTAATACTAGTAGCGGAGGCGGTGTTTATTACACTGCAAGTCAAAACAACGCTAACGCTTCTTCTAGAGGTATTGTAACTTTTGATTGTAGACATCAAAACCAAAACTACGAAGCGCCAGACGGGCACAGCTTATTTGAAATAACTTCTGGTTATGGCAGAACTAAATTCATTGTAAAGCAAGCGAATGGCCAATCTAATGTTGGAATTGGAACTTCGAGCCCTCAGGCGCAGCTGCATATAGGTGATTCACAAAGTAATGATTCGGGACTGAGGTTTACAACAATAAACGGAGGTAATAACGATGCGGTTAACATGCACTTCTTAGGAACTCAGCCATTTTCTCCTTTTTATATATCTAGGAAAAATACAGGTGGAGCTGAAATACAACTCCAGTATGACGGGGATATAATATTAAATGGCAATAACGGCGATAATGTTGGGATTGGCACAACCCAACCACAACAGCAACTTCACGTAGCTGGTACATCTTTATTTGGTGGTAATATTTATTTTGGAACAGGCACGTCTAATTATATAAATGGAACCGGGGGTGGTTTTAATGTTTACGCTAATAGCAATTTAAAATTCGCTGTTAAATACGGAGGACACACAGAGGTGTATGACGATTTAGAAGTGGACGGGGACATGCTCTGCGAGGTTGTTGGTAAAGGCTTAGTGTTAAAATCGCCAAATGGAACAAGATATAGAATAAAAGTAGACAATAGCGGTAATTTATCAACAGAAACATATTAAATAAAAGAAATGGCAATAGTATATAATTGGAATTGTAAAACAGTAGATGTACACCCTCAAGAAGAGGGAGAAATAAATGTGGTATATAATGTGCATTGGATTTTAACCGGCACCTCAGACAGGCTCGACCCAGAGGGTAACCCGTATCAAGCAACAACTATTGGCACACAAGTTGTACCTTTAAACCATGACACTGAATTTATACCTTTTGAAGATTTAACAAATGAAATAATAGTTGATTGGACTAAAGAATCTATGGGAGAAGAAATGGTGGCTGATATAGAATCTGGCGTACAACAAATAGTTAATTTAAAAATAAATCCAATTTCTGTAACTATGACGATAGGGGGTTAAGTAAGAAACACTAAAACTACGTAATATATAAAGTATACCCGGCACGGGAAAGTGCAAACCAATAATAACATAAAAACCAAAACCAATGACGTTTTATTACGAGACTAATTCGTGGACTAGTCAACCACAACAAGACGAAAACCGAATTAAACTGTGGAACCATATAGCCGACAAAGTAAATTGGCGCATAGTTCAACTACCAAACGGTTATTACCAAACAGAATACCAAGATCTTCGGAATGAAGAAACCTGGAAGGATGTTACGCGGCGCGAAACAATGGAGGCCGCTGAAACTTCAATAGATAAAACTATTGAACACTACAAAAAGAAAGTTGAATTTTTGAACGGACCCAAAGTAGTTAAGACCTTTAAATAAGTACGCTGCTAGCAAAGAGTTAATTAAATTAAATTAAATTAAATGGAATACAATAATCCGAGCGAAATAGTAAAAACGCTCACTTTCGGCAGTGATGCTAAAAAACAAATTATCCAAGGCGTTGAAAAATTATCAAATGCTGTAAAGAGCACATTAGGCGCTTCAGGTAAATGTGTAATATATGAAGATGCCCTTGGTAGGCCGGTGATAACAAAAGACGGTGTAACCGTTGCAGAAAGCGTAGTCTTATTACATCCGGTTGAAAACATAGGGGCAACCTTAATAAAGGAAGCTGCTAGTAACACTGTAAAAGAAGCTGGAGACGGCACAACAACATCAACTGTGTTAGCACATTCGTTGTTAAAAATTGCAAACAAAAAATTAGATGAAGAAGAAGTTAGAGAACTTAAAGCAGGCATTATTAGTGGCGCTAACAAAGTTAAAGTATATCTTGATAAGTCCAGTACTCAAGTTGAAGGCGAAATGCTTAAAAATGTTGCTATCATTAGCTGCAATAACGACGAAGAGCTTGGAACCAAAATTGGCAAAGCTTATGAAAAAGTTGGAAAAAATGGCGTCGTATTGATGGAGGAATCCGATACAAACGAAACTTATGTTGAGTTTGTTGACGGAGCACAATTTGACAGCGGGTTAAAAACAACACATTTAGCTACTGATAAAAATAAAGGGATAGCTGTATTAGAAAATCCTTTTGTACTTATAGTATCTTCACCGATACCGAATATTAGAAGAATACAGAATGTGCTTGAGCACACTATAAAACAAAAAAGAAGCTTACTAATTGTAGCTGACGTAGAGCAGCAGCCTTATGCAACTCTTTTAGCAAATAAAGTTAAAGGTAATATAAAGGTAAATATAGTAGATCCGCCGGGGTTTGGGCCAACCAAGCAGCAGACGTTAGAAGACTTAGCGATGTTGACGGGGGCGAAGATCATAAATGAGGAGTTAGGAGACGATTTAGATTTAATAGACCCTAATGTACTAGGCAATGCGTTTAAAGCTGTTACGGACGATAAAAACACTGTTTTACAAGTAGAAGAGATTAACGAAGAAATTGCTTTGCGCATAATTGACGTTGAAAAACAAATAGAAGAAGAATCTAACCCGTTTTTTAAGAAAAAATTAGAACAAAGATTGTCAATGCTCACTGGCCAAGTCGGTATTGTATATGTTGGGGCAGATTCTAAGGTAGAGTTAAAAGAAAAGAAAGACAGGGTCGAAGACGCAATACACGCTACTAAAGCAGCTTACAAAGAAGGTATAGTTGCTGGTGGAGGTGTAGCTTTATTAAACGCCTCTACATTATTAAAAGCTAAAAATAAAGGCGAAGAGATATTGCTAGAAGCAATAAGATCACCATACGAGACTATATTAGAAAATGCCAATATACCTATTGCATATCCTCAAATTAAAAATAGAGGTATAGATGTTAAAACAGGTAAAGATGTTAATATGATTAAGGCTGGAATTATAGACCCTGTATTAGTTACTAAGTCAGCATTGAAAAACGCTGTAAGTGTAGTAACGACTATAATATCTGCGGATTGTGTAATCAGTAATAAAAGGTTGGCATGAAAGCGATAAATCACTTTGTAATTGTAGATAAGATAAAAGAAGCGCCGTCAAAAGTAGGCGGACTAGAACTTACTGAAAAACAAAATAAAGATGTACGTTACATTAAAGGCAGGGTTATTAGCGTAGGCGACCAGATAGACATGCTCCAAGATGGAGACTTGGTTAGGTATGATCGACACGCAGGGCATGGCATTGAATGGAAAGATCATTTGTATTATGTTTTAAAAATTTCAGATATAGTACTTATAGAATGAGGCTAAGCGGGCAAGACTTGCAAGATATGAATTTATTAAAGTATTACAGGCTTATCAGAAGATGGGCCTGTAAAACTTACAATTTAAAAGATGCTGATTTGGAGCTGCTTATTTATTTAGATTGCAAAAAGCTTTTTACACGTAATGATTTTATTAATGGCGTATACACTTATAGCTGGGATAAAAACAGATGGGAGCGGCTGCGCAGAGAAGGGTGGATTGATGTTTTTAAAGAGCGCAATAGAACAACCTCAAAATACGCGGCGTATAAAACGTCAAACAAGTGTAAATTACTTATTAAAAGAATATATAGAATAATGTTGGCCGAAGAAGATTTGCCAACGTCTGAAAGAAGTGCATTTTATAAAAACAAAACATATACTGATAAAGTCTTTAACAAGGCTATTGAAGATATGATTAACGATAAAGAACGATAGCATGAAAAAAGGAATAGGACCAAACAATTTAGGAGCGCCAAAATCTCCTACAAAAATATTAGGTGCAATTGCTGGAGCAGTAGCGCCGGCATTAATTAAAGGCGCGGCGGGTGCGTTGGCTGGAAAATTAATGGGCGGTAAAAAAGAGTAATGGCATTTAAGTTAAAGTCTAAAGGCGAAATATTCGGCATCAACGAAGAGTTATCTGAGTTTGGTAGACCAGTGTTTGAAAAATCTTTGGACAATGGCGTTATAGCTGAAGCGAATAGAGACGGCACTACTTTTATAAACAAAAATGTCTCTGCTCAACAAAAAAAAGAAGCGGTAGATCACGAAAACGTACACCACGATCAAATGCTTCAAAATAGATTGCAATATAGCAATGAGGAAGTGATTTGGAAAAAAGACACTAGATCTCCTGCTAGAAAATACGAAAGAGTTGGAGGAGCGCTTTTTAGCGCGGGCCAAAAGCTACAAGAAGGACACGCTTCATTTGAGTGGGAAGATGAAGCTTATAAAAACGATTAAAATGAAAGCAACACCTATAACGCAAAAATGTAAAAGTTCACCAATGAAGATGAACATGGCTTTGGTAGAAGGAAACGCCCAAACTTTAGATAGATTTGAAGATTCTATAGGAGGTATGGTCAGCACAGCTCTAGATAAAGATAAAAAGACTCAGCAAGTAGCTCCAGAAAAAGCAGCTACAGCCGAGCCACCAAAAGTGGACTATACTAAAAAATTTAAAGAAATGGGGGAAGATCTATCTAAAAAAGATTTTAATATAGAGATACCCGATATGTCAACAGCAATAAAAAACCTATCCGGATTTTAAAAACTAACAAAATGAATAAACCAATCACATCAAGAGTGCAGCACGCTACTGATAAAGGCATGGTTCGCCAACCGCTTTTAAACATGGGCTCCCCTGTAAAACAAAAAGTAAAGCTTGAAAACAAAGCTAAAGAAACTATAGAGCAAACGGATTCTTACCAAGGCGGCAAACTAGGCGTTCAAACATCAAAAACTACAGTTAAGCCGGATAAACTTGTAAAGGGTAAAGAAATAATGAAAACTGTTAACACGGATACTTACGACGGGTCCGGTGGATACGCTTCTGATAAGGATTGGAATGCGTTCTTAAAAACGCCTAAAGGAAAAGCGTATTTAGAGAAAAACACTAAGCAGGTTGGCACAGGAACATACGAGCCTGATACTTATACCCCAGGCACTACAACCAAAACTACAGATTTTAATTCATACAAAGTAGCTGTTAAAGGCGACGCTAAGCGCCCATGGCAAAGACGATTTGACAACAGAGGTATCAAGATTGGTGGAAGAGAGACTAGACAAGCTGGAAATAAAATTGATAAGACAAATAGAAAGCTTAGTGAATACGCTAAATTTGATACAAACAAAGACGGTAAATTTAGCGCAGCGGAAAAAAGTGTTATGGGTAAAGGCGGATTTTTAGGTTTAGGAAAATCACAAAAGAAGTTTGAAAAGCTTGGGCGAAAGCTTGCCGAAAATAAAGCGGAATATGAAGGGTTTAAGGGTGGTAGAGATGCTGCTATTGCTCAATCTATACAATCAGTTAAAATGGGTAACAAGATTGATCTAGGAGAAAGAGATGCGCGTTTAAGCGACGCAGGTGGTTTTGATAAGCAAAGAGAAGCTTTATCAAACTCTTCAAGCTCAAAAATGAAAAGTAGTCCATATAAGATGATGCCAAAAAGCCCAGCTATGAAAGCTTTAATTGGTAATCAAAAAAATTTACCTGACGCTTTAAAACAAAAAATCTTAAATTCAAAAGGATAATATTATGGCTTATATTCAAAACTCCCCGTTTAAAAAAAGCGGGGCTTGGGCCAGAAAAGAAGGCCAATCAGAAACTGGAGGGCTTAACCAAAAGGGTGTTGATGCTTACAGAAGAGAAAACCCGGGGTCTAAATTAAAAACAGCAGTAACAACTAAACCTTCCAAATTAAAACCGGGTAGCAAAGCCGCTAAGCGTAGAAAATCATTTTGCGCTAGAATGAGTGGTGTAAAAGGTCCAATGAAAAAACCAAACGGTAAACCAACAAGAAAGGCTTTAGCGTTAAGAAAATGGAATTGCTAATGGAGATAAAAGGATTAGGGGATACCATAGAAAAATTTACAAAAGCAACTGGAATAAAAAAGCTAGCCGATAAAATCCCTGGCGGGTGCGGTTGTAATAAAAGAAAAGAAAAGTTAAATAAAATGTTTCCATACAAATGAAAAAAATTTGGGAATGGCTTACCGGTAATGTTATAAAAGAAGTTGGTGATGTCATTGATAAATTAACCACAACTAAAGAAGAAAAATTAGAAGCTCAGCGGTTAATAACTGAGATTCTTGAAAAAGCAGATAAAGAAGCACAAGAGCAAGTAACAGCAAGATGGCAAGCGGATATGAATTCAGATTCGTTTTTATCTAAAAACATAAGGCCCATGGTTCTTATATATTTAACTGTTATCTTTACAGCACTATGTTTTTTTGATGGCAATATAGGAGAGTTTAAAATAGCAGAAGACTATATACCAATTTTTCAATCTTTATTAATAACAGTTTACGGGGCGTATTTTGTTGGGCGTACCTGGGAAAAAGCAAAAAAATCCAGCAATAACAATTAAATTAAATAAAATGAGTAAAGTAAAAGATTTAGTATCAAAAATAGAAAACGACGAATTATCAGATTTGCAAGAGCTTGTAAAAAACATTAACCAATACCAATTACAAATTGGTGGTTTTGAAGCACAGAAGCATGACTTATTACATCAATTAGTTGGTATTAAGCAAAGCTTAAATGACTTACAAAAAAACCTTGAGGATAAATACGGGAATGTTTCTATAGATATCCAAAGCGGGGAAATCAAAGAAAATGACTCTCCTAAGAAAGATTAGTATAGGTAAAGACTATAAAAATGACGCCATGCACTACTCTGTTGGACAGGAAGTGTATGGTGGTCATACTATAGTTAACATTATAGAGGAAGAAGAAAAGTACTCTGTCTATATACAAAAAGGCAATGATGTTATACCCTGGAAAGATTTTAATAAAAATATGGCAATAGCCATTGAATATAATATTGAATACTAATGAATGGGGTTTTTGATTTTATTATAAAACCAGTTAGCAAAAGATACAATAATTCTAAAACAATTGATAATACAGAGCTAATATTAAATACCGATTTACAGGATCATAATTTTGTTTCAAGGATAGGTGTTGTAATGGGTTTACCTATAAATAACCAAACAGGTATATGCTTAGGCGATGAAGTTATTGTGCATCATAATGTTTTTAGAAGATACAGAGATATTAGAGGTATTGAAAAAAATAGCAGAAGCTATTATAAAGATGATTTATATTTTGTAAATGAAATGCAAATATACGCTTATAAGCATATAATTAAATGGATACCATTAACGGGATATAACTTCGTTGCCCCTATAAAAGAAGACAAAATGTTTTCTATTGATTTTGAAAAACCTTTAAAAGGCATATTGAAATATAAAGATCCAGCTTTAAAAAGTATAGAGCCTGGGGATATAGTCGGTTTCCGACCTGGTATGGAATATGAGTTTATTATTAATAAACAAAAATTGTATCGCATACCAACCAATCAAATTACAATTAAATATGAATATCAAGGAAACGAAGAAGAATATAATCCAAGCTGGGCATAAAGCAGTTGAAGAATTAATTAAAGTAGCTAAAGAGGCTATAGTCGATTCAGATGATGATATATCTGCTGACAGGCTTAAGAACGCAGCTGCTACAAAAAAGTTAGCTATATTTGACGCTTTCGAGATATTATCTCGTATACAAGATGAAGAAGCTATATTAGAAAATAAACCTAAAGAAGAAGAGAAAGCAAAAACTTTTTCAGGGTTTGCAGAAAGAAGATCTAAATAATGTACGAGCAAAATTTATATAGAGTAGATACTCCTATAAAAGCTAATACAATAGCTAGATTAAATAAATCAAAAAAGTGGAAGTACGGTTATAACAAAGAACACGATGTTGTAGTTATAAGTAAGACTGGGCAAATCGGTGAAATATATAATATTCAAAATTTAAGAATTGCATTACCAAAAACTCCCGCTAAAATAGACAAGTCACAGGATAAATGGGCTGCAGATGAGTACCCTAGCGAATTAAAAAGAATACAAAGCGTTTTTGATTGGCGAGAATATCCGGAAGACTTCAAAGAAAAATGGGAACCATATATAGATGAACAATTCAAACGCAGAGAAGAAGGCCATTGGTTCAATAATAAAGGCATGGCTACTTACATTACTGGCACTCACTTTATGTACTTGCAGTGGAGCAAGATTGACGTTGGGAAGCCAGACTTTAGGGAAGCAAACAGACTATTCTTTATATTCTGGGAAGCTAGTAAAGCAGACCCACGATGTTATGGAATGTGCTATCTTAAAAACCGCCGTTCAGGATTTTCATTTATGTCTTCAGCAGAAACCGTTAACCTGGCAACAATTACGTCAGATGCACGGTATGGTATCTTGTCTAAGTCTGGAGCGGATGCTAAGAAAATGTTCACAGATAAAGTTGTACCAATATCAGTCAACTACCCGTTTTTCTTTAAACCGATCCAGGACGGTATGGATAGGCCCAAGACCGAGCTTGCCTATAGGATTCCAGCCAGTAGACTCACTAGAAAATCCATACAGAATAAACAAGACCAAGAGTTACTTGAAGGATTGGACACAAC